AAATATTCCATACCCCATCTAAAGCTTCCCTTCCTAATAGGGTTCCAATCCCATATTTTCCTTGGCTTTGCCTAACAATAACATCCTCATATCTTAAAGAAGAGGGAATAAACCCTAAAGGAAGATATCCTAATCCAGAAGAGTAATAGGTTGTGGATAGCTCTAAACTTCCTGGATTATTTCTACCTCCTCTGGTAAACATTTTATTCTCTGGGAGGAGATTATGGTAGTTTCTTCTCCGTAATGAGTTTCTTCGTACAGCCGTATAGTCGTTAGCTGCATAGAAGGTTTCTCCTGTTCCAGACAGCAGGGGATCATTAGGACTGTCCACTGCTGTCCTCTTGAACCTGTGTGGAGATAGTCCTTCTTGCGTTGCCACATATTCCATATTTACGGCGCAGGTTTCAAAGTTTGTTGTAACTGTACTAGATCCCTCATAAAGATTAGTAAAGTTAGGTCTCCATTCTCTACAATCGTTATCCCCAATAGCGTCTAATCCGTCTGCTACATCTGAAACAGTTAAAAGAACTTGTGGTATAGCATGAGCAGGAACAACTTGGTCTAAAACTTTCATAACCTTTGTTATACCATACTTAGAAGAGGCTGTACGTTTATAAGTATACCAATTAAAATCACTAGAAGTAAAATTCATAAGGAAGTGTGAAGACTTCCCATTCCACATACTCAAGAGACTTAAAGGATCTGGGGTTCTCTCACTAGTTGCTTCTTTAATAATGTTAGCATAATTAGGAGGATACGTTTTTTCTTTTGTAAATAAAAGAAAACTATTTAAAACCTTCTCGGTATCTAAACTTTGTCCTAAATTAGATTTAATATAATCAACTACTTGTGTAACAAAATTATATTCTACACCAAAACAATTAAGGTAAAACCCGATACGTTCTACCAAATTGGTGGTTAATTGGGTGCCCGTGTAATATTGTCTCTTCTCATATGGAGGAACCATAGCCACTCTGCCCCTGTATCTAAACAAGAAATTAGGGTCATACACTAGAGTTAATAGAACCGATCTAGAAGTTTTAACAGATCCCGTATAGAAAAGGGGGTTAAAACTACGAGGATCACGACTAGGTACAATGTTATAAAGACCAGTATAAGGTTCTCCATCTAATAATAATTGAGGTGAAGGAAAAGGTTCCCCTCCCAAATAAAATGCATCAGGAAATTCTCGCACTAAATCAAAAATAATTTTATCTACTGCATACTTAATATTCGTATCCATACTCGTAGTAGAATAATGAGGGATACCGAATTTAAGAGCTACCTCAGGAGTGTAAGAAGTAAAATCCTTAAAAGTATTTGAACTAGTAGCTAACGAATAATACATTATATCGGGAATATAGGATTCCCATAACTCAGAAAGGGTGTTACTAGTTGTAACATTAAAAACACCTGTAGAGAACACGGTATCCAACAAATATTGGATTGATCTCTTAGTACCTTTCATTTTATAAATATAAACTGCATTCCTTAGCTGAACTCTCCACTTATCATAATCAGCCCCAATGTACTTCCAACCAATAAGCTCGCCTAACAACTCCAGGAACTCTTCAGGACACTTACCTATATCATAAAGGAGACTAAGCTCATTTTGTTCAGCAAGAGTATCAGCAAATCCAAAAGACATAGCCTCTAAAAATCTAACTAATGGACCAGCCTCTTCTGTGTCTGTGATAAGAGTTCCATCTAGGATAGCCGTAGAAGTAGTTAAATAAGTATCAAACGCAGTTTGTACTTTTCTATCAGGACTATTTAAATAATGAGGAGAGTATACAACAGTGTTTAAAGTTTTTAGTCTGTCTAATAATTGAGTACCGCTCGTATAAACTCCAGAAGGGGTGTTAGTACCTGAAACATAGTCTACGGGAATAACTCTATCAGATAACCCCCACACAGCCTCATTTTTCCATAGATACTCTTGATATAGATTAATAGTATCTTCTAAAACTACAGAACGACCAAACCAAAGTGTATTAGTTATTAATTCAGCTAAACCTGAGGAAGCATCATATCCATTAGTGGGGCCTAGCCTATTTAGGAAATATAACCATCCCAAATTATTGGCTAAATATTTATAAGTTCCAGAAGAATCACTAGCAAAAGCACCGTTTGTTAGTGCATACAAATCTGCTGTCGCATGATGACCCGTACAGACCATAGGTATAGAGGGCAAAAAAGTTCCACTTACATAATTTAAAAACTCTGCACTAGAAGTATAATCCTCGTATGAAACTCCTAAAGGGAGAAGTATATCCCTCATAAAATCATCAGGACTAATTTGGGCTGGAGACTGCTGCTTATGAAAATACTTAGCAAACCCCGAAGGACTATTAATAGCAGAGAGATGGGAATCATATTCTAAAGCAGAAACTGGCAGAATAGTATCTTGATTTTTATTAGCTAAGATATGAGAGTTAATAAGCTGATTAGGAAAAGAGACTTGGGTTCCACTAATGGCTTGTTCGTCTGAAAAATAAAAATTAGGAATAATTTTCCTAATAGCGTCTAAGTAATTTTGCTTAAAATACTTTTGAGAAGTTGCAATACTCTCAATATTGTCTTTAGCATTGACTACAGCTACAATCTCAGGAATAACCTGATTAAGGTCATTTATCTTAGATTTTTTTATGTATCTTCTTGACATTACAGGAGAACGGTATTAATTGTAAAGTTATTTAGTTGGATAATCTCATTAAAGTCTACAGAAGTAACATCAGGAAGGTTATCAACCGTAGCAAATCGCACATGAGGAAGTCTAAAAATTTCTCTAGTAAGATCCCCGCTGACAAAAGGTGCCCCAAACTCAGAATTATCAACATTAAAATATTGAAGGATGACGTTCTTTGTTTCTTGCTCAATCTGAGACTCTATAGATTTTAATTCTCTATCAATTCGAATGGTAACAACAATATCCAAAGTTCTGATTAAACCGTCTACAACTACCACCTCATCTGTTAACATTTTTTTAGGTTCTATCTCTTCTAAAAGTTCCTTTTTAAAAGTGGTAGAAGCTTTTTGTAGGGTGACATCATTAGCTCGTTCTAAAGTATAAACATCAATAATATTTCCAGAAGAAAAAGCATCTCGTACTACTGCTGTAGTCTTTCCTATAGTACCTTGTTTACTTCTAAAAGTATTTCCAATAGCAACAAAATCTTCTAAAGTAACTACCCTATCTTGTCTCTTAAAAGTATAAGGGGCATATTTTTTAGCGTGTTCCGCAGTCTCTGCTGACGCACCTCCTGTAGCTGCTGATATGTTTTCAGTAGTAAAAGTAGAGGTCCCCGCAACACTTAATTCTCCAGTAGTTTCTACGTTAATAACACCAGCACCTATATTACCTCTAGTTCCCCCTCCCACTCTATAAATAACAGTAAAACTTGCTCCTGCTGGGGGGGATATCCCTAAAGCATTATCCCCAAATAAAAGTGTTGCAGCATAATTCTCATCACTAATTACTTGAAAAATTTTATCATCAGTACCCGATGCTGAATACAGCCTATTAACTTGGGTATATGCCCCTTGGGCTGGGTCATCTGCTTGTGGAGTTGTAACATAAACCTGCACACTGCCATCAATAATGGGAGCGTCTGTTAGTGTAATTCTTTTATTTCCCTCTAAAGTATTAAATGTACCCTGTTGAACGGTTAAAGCCCCTTCTAATAGTGCTATATTATGAAAAACTAAATCTCCTTCAGCCTCCGCTTCCTCTAATGCTATACTGGCAGTAGGATTTTGAATATCTTGAATTGCATTATTAACAATTTTATATAAAGTATAGTTAACAGGTGCCCCGTCTTCTTTAGAGGTTATAGCGAAGACCCTTTGGGAAGGGCTAAAAGTAACTGGGTACTCTCCCGCTAAACTAGTTTTATGTGTAAGCCGTGCAGAGGCTGCTGCTCCTAAAGGTCCACGCATATCCACCCCTACTAATTCTAAAAGCTTCTTTAAATTATTTCTAGTCTTAACTGTTCTTAAATAGTTTTCGTTAGCCAGCATGTCTCCCTTTAGAGAGAAGACTGTACCCATATATGCCACTACTTCTACTAGCATTAAACCTAAATCTGATTCTGAAAAGTTTTGGTAGTCTAAAGGATATACTGATTTAATATACCCCAATAAGTTTTCTCTAAGGGAATAAAAATCTGTTCCCGCATAATCAATATATTGATTTTTTTTACGGTCAGGAATAGTCCCTAGTTTCATAAAATCTGTGCTTGTTGTTCCTGAAAATACCATTATGCTACCTTAACCTCTGCGTCAAAAATATCTAAGGACCCATCCAAAAGTTGAAGGGTTAGTTTTACTACAATCTCACTTCGTACTGCTTCCAATTCATTAGATAAAACACTTATACTAATCACATGCGCCATACTAAAATAAGTTTTTAAAGTTTTTAAAATTTCTGTCTTAATAAGATAAAAAGTAGTTTCATCTAAAGGTTCAAACAAGTACTTCTGAAGGGAGACTCCATAATTTGGAAGCATTATTCTCTCTCCACGCTCACACAAAAGAAGCTGTCTTAAATTGTTCTTAATGAGGGAAAGACCTTGAGCCTTACTAAAATAACCCCCCTCATTTAAATTAGTTCTAAGCTCAGGAGGTTTACCTATAGCCGTTTTAAAAGAACCAGCAAGGGGATACACAAAACCATTCTTACTTTTAATTTTTGAAGTAATAACTTTCTTAACATTAATACTGGTTTTTGCTCCGTAAGTGTTGTGGGTAGTAGTAATAGCCATTTCTAGTATTCGTAAGTTCTAATATTGGTGAAAAACCCTCTCTGAGCTTTATAGTTCTTTAATGCCTCCGCAGCAGTAATCGCTCTATTATATAGTTTAAGACTTCCTAAGAACCCATACAAACCACTTTTTTTACCTCCCCATTTTCCTCCCATGAAATTCATCCCCTCATTAGATCCAGAAGAGTAGGTTCTGAGGTCTTTAGTATGCATACCGTCAGTATAACCTCCTCCTATAACCCAGGGAGTAAGAGCAAGCCTTGTTCTCCCGCTAGGTTGGGGACCGTCCCAATACCAGAAATCTCGGTATCCAAGACTATCGGGGGGAAACAAGGGAGCATTGGGGGGGAGATCTTCCTCATATTGGACATCGTAAAAGAAAGAAGAAGCATTTACCATAGAAGGGATTTGGGGAGGTCCTACCTCTCCAAAGGTCCTCTCTACGCTAGATGCAGTTAACAAGTTCCCATTTAAATAAATACTTACTAAATCTTGTCCGTAATCTACCGTAACGGTAGTATGAACAAAGCCACTAGAACAATCATTAAACATGTCTCCAACAGAAGTAGTAGCAGAAGTATCTATAGAAATCCCATAAAACCCACTAGGGGCTACTTGATCAGTAGGACAGTATTTAGGATCCCCAGAAGCCGCTAAGAAAGCAACCCCACTAGTATTAATAGATTGAGTAGGGCTCATATGAAATACAAGACCCTCAAGTATGTCATTATCGGCAGGATTATTACTAGGTCCAAATCCCTTAGTAATACGTCTATCCCGTGTAAAGCCCATTAACAATCCTCTGACAGTATCCTCATCCTTCTTAGGGCCTATACTCCAACTCTCATCAGTAGAACTATAGGTCCCTCCTCTATTCTCACAAGAAAGAACAACTCTGTGGAGAGCAGATAAAGACTGATCCCCATTCCATCCTAATCCATTAGCCTCGTCAAGGTCTGGTAAATGTGTCCAAAAATCAAACGTAGCTCCTGTCTTATTATATAACAAACTATCTATATCCGAATAACCGCTTTGAAGTTTTCCATATCCATAGGGTCTATATGCTGAATATAAATACTCATTGTTAGTAGTATACTTACTTACTTTAGTATTACCGTCACCGTTTACCCCAGAAAAGAAGTTACACATTCCTCTAAAATAAGGAAGTCCTATACCTGACGGGAACATACTATCTATAGAAGACGCAACCAATTGTGCAGCACCTTCGCTAGAGGAGCTTGTAGCACAGTTTATTGATAAATACTTAGAGGAATCTGGTTTAACTATATCTGCATCTAAAAAGTTATAAACACTAACGAGACCGTCTGTAGTAATTTGATCAGTTAAAGATAGCAAAGTTCCACTAGTCCCACTAACAGGAAAATCAGAAGTAATTATTTGACCAACTCCCACAGGGGGCACCATTAAACCTTCTACAGTAAAAGCGTCTTGAGGGATGTCACTCTTAATAAAAGTAGGACAGAGGGGGAGAACCATCCCAGAAACCTCACCAGGATTGAAAAGTAGATGTTCTTGCTTTTGTTTTTCAATTGCAAGTAAAGAAGCATCTAAATCTACGAAATTATTAATAGGGATCCGTCCCTTAATCGCTGGAGCATCTGTGGGAGAAAGTAGTACATGCACTTCAATTTGTTTTTTCCGTTTATTAATTTTTTTATCATGGGCAGCTACTTTAGCATAGAGAGTTTGGCGTTGATTAGTTAAAACGGCACTATCTTCAGCATACCCCTGTTGTTGAAGCTCAGTAATATAGGAGGAGAGATCATATACTTCTCTATTACGTTGATCAATAATAACCTGTAAGAAGTGATCTTCTGCATAAAAATCTTGTACCAAAGGACTTTCATTAATCTGATCTATATCAAAAGCGGTATTAGCCCATTTATTAAACGTAGCCCACTTTACAGGATCCCCCTTTCCCCCCAGGTTAGGGTTATAAGCATGCAACCACTCTACAGCATTAGCAGGGACTCCAGTTCCAGGAATAGCATTACCAGAAGAATCATAGTAAATTGCATTAACAATATTAGTAATACATCCAGAGTAGTCTAATCCTCCTCCATAAGAATCATAGTAAACCCCCGTTTTAGAGAATAAAAATTGTCCATCTTTTGATACAGGAGGAAGCATACCACTAGAATTAATAACATCTACAAAAGGATTAAAAGCATCTCCAGATAAATCAGGAGGAACAATAGGGAATCCATCACGCCCCACTTCCGCATCTACTAGATTAAAAGTAGTGGCCCCAGAAAGAGCTTGTCCCAAGGTTTGACCATACCACGGACTATTTGGATCATCGTTTCTCATGTTTTTCCAGAAAACGGGCTCTGGATTATTCTCTGGGTCTGCCAAACGAGCTTGTTGAATTTCTCTAATGTTTTGTTGTTGGGCGTCTGCTTGAGCCACAAACCCAGCAGCCTCCTCTAAAATTTCCTTATTTTGATCATAAATCAAACTAGCAGCCTTAAGTGCTGGAGGGGGTGCGGGGAAAGACTCCACGATATTCCCGTTTGCATCCACCATGTCAAATCCAGCCATCTTATCTGCAATAGCAGAAGGCCCTTTTTGAAGAGCGTTAAAGGATTTCATCTTATCTATACACGATTTCATAACATCAAGCTGATTAGCAACATTCTGTCCTATAACCCAAGCTTCTGCTCCAAAACCTAAGATAGTACCCAAGCCATGTAAGTTATCAAGACCTTGTAGTAAATCCTGCTCTACCCCCTGATTTGAGGAACTAGAAACAAACACAAATCTTCCCAAAGTAGTATCGTATTCAATAATTCCAGTATCCAAGAACACCTTTCTCATTATATCTTTGAATACAGAATCAGCTAAATTTTTGCCATCTTCAATTCCTGAATTAATAGAGTTTAAGACTGGGGAGGGGAAAGCGTTTAAAACATCTTTAGCAAAATTTAACATGCACTGAGGAACTCCAAAATGGGTTCCCATAGCATCTAAAATAGGGGTTGGTGAGCTTGTAATAATACTTGCTGCTTTTGAAAAATCGAATGTTGCCATATTAGTTCCTAAGGAGTATACCCTCCGCTATCCGCACCGTCTGCGTCATCATTTAAATAGATATTAGGGCCACCATCTATATGTACGGTCCCACCATTAATATCTACTTCCTTTCCATTAATTTCTACTTCGGTCGATCCATTAAGTTGTACCAAAGGGGCGTTAATTTCTACTTCTAGATCACTCTGAAGTGTAATCTTTTTATTTGCTACTATATCTACTGTTCCTCCTGATTCTACAATAACCTTGCTATGAGGGCCTGGAGTATTTACATAGACAACTGAATCCTGCTCTAAAGCCCTTACAGATATATTGTTGTGATGAGATAGTAATTGAATGCATCCCGTACTTTCGTTTCCAAAAACCCCCTGTCTACTAGCCTTATAACCTCCAGTACCAGGATCTCCTAACCCAGTAGAGGGGTCCCCAGCCCCATCAGTTCTTCCATCACAGTTGATTCCTCCACCATAGGATTTAGATGAAGTAGATTTATTTTCAATCTCTACATTAAGACCATCCTCTACCCAAATATGAAACCTATTCATTAGAGTATACATATTCACAGGGCCGTGCGTTCTCATATGGTACTCTCCTTGAGCAAAGGGGCTTTGGGCACTCATACCGCTACTCCAAATAAAGAAGTCCTTACCCCTGTGTTCGTTTGTCATAACAATCCCATCTACAATGGGACTGTCAACAGCCTCAATCCGTTTTCCATTTCCACTCATGATCCCAATTCTATGATCTTGAAAGGGGTTCTTAGCTCTTTCCGTAGAGTTATACCTATCTGAAATTTTAAAAGCATCCCCCCTATAGTTTGTAATACCAATAGCTTCTGGTGTAATTCCCTTTCCGTCATACATATCTTGGAATCTTTGAGGCCATGCGCCCTTCTGGTCTTCTGTCATTTCAGGGAACATCCCCTCTGGAATATTTGGTCCTGCTAATCCAGGCTTATCTTTTTCTACATAAGATATAAAATCTTCCGCAGCCTGAGGTAACTCAGAAATATCTAAAGGTACATCCTTATTAAGACCTGTAATAGCCCCCATTACAGAACCTA